TGAAGATATTATACGCAAAATACACGAAACAGGTGCAAAGAGTTTAGTGTTTACTAATGGTAGTAGAACAGTGAATTGGTGGAGTAAAGCAAAGTATTACTTAGACAGTATTGTATATACATACCACCCTTTAAGTCAAGATAAAGAACATTTTAAGGCGGTTTTAAACGAAATAAAGGACTATGTGCATGTTGATATTAACATTGCCGGTATAGGCGGTAAAATCGACGAATTAGGCGTCTTTACAGAAGAAATAAGAGACCTATTTAAAGACTGTAATCGTAATAACTATGATAATGTCAGTATATGTGTTAAAACCATGTATAAGAAGTTACTAGGCGCCCGTAGTAAGCAGGAAACATATTGGGAATACACAGACAGTGAGTTAGAAGTATTAAGCAGACCCGGTATAAAACCACGTCCAGCACCGCCACCAGATCCTAATGCACCAGAGCCTACACCGCCTGATCCTAAAACATATATGACAGAGTTTTTATACGATGATGGAACTGCTAGGTATGTGCAAAATCATCAGATTATAAATGAAGGCTTAAATCAGTTCTACGGCATGAGATGCCATTTAGGAACCGAAAGTTTAAATATAGATGCTACAGGCAACATGTATAGTAGTTGGTGTGGTGCTATAAACTTTGGAAATATTGCTGATACAGAATGGAATCTTCC